AGCTCTCCCTTGTAGCTTCCAACAACAATTTCGTTATCGAACTTATCATAAAAACCACCAAAGTCTTTATTGCTCAGTTCAATCTCCTTGTATTTCTCTGGAGCTGCGCTAATCTCGTACTCTTTTAGATTGTCTACGTATTCTGAGATGTTTAATGCGATAGAAGAACGAACGTCGTTCATATTATCAAAGATGAATTTCTGCTCACCTTGGCGATAATCATAAACAAGACTAAGGCCAAATCGCTGCATAATCTCAGTAAATAGGTCGTATGGGGTATACGAATCATTGTTGCCTAAGCTATCTTGGAATGTAAAATTGTCGGAGCCGGCAATAGCGGGTAGGTTTCCAGCGTTTGTAACCTTCAATCCCAAGTCAGACCACTCGTAACCGAAGATGCGTTGCTTGCGGATGTCAACCTGTGTGAAGGACTGTGAAGTAGCAAGTGCTGCTGCTTGGAATCCAGAACCCGCTTGATTTGTCGTATAAAGGTCTACAGTAAGCTCTCCTGCGGAAAGCTCAAGGCCAATAGACACTGAGTAACGTGTACCCCCTAAGAAGCGGAATACCTCCTCATCGTCAATGTACGCATCAAATTCTGCAAATGTAAGCGTGTTGCTAACACCTCCGGTTAGATTGATGTCAGGGTCATCCTGTGATACCGCGTTCACAATAGACTCTGGAGTAAGTGATAGAATATCTCCGTTGACATTACGCATAGGGATGCGGAAGGATACTGCATCAATACCAGAATAACCACCGTAGATGTAAACGTAGGGGGTGAACTTAGCCGTATTGATGGAAGTGATATCCACAGCTACAGGGAAGATAATATCGCTGTACTCATATTCAGAGCTTACAATAGCTGTTCTAAGACCATTGATGGTCACAAAGCCATTAGCGTCCGTCCAGTTCACTACAGCATCAAAAGCGCTGCCATAGGCAATATATCCAAGGTTCTCTGAGCCATAATCAGCCACACCAGTTGATGTGCGATACTGGAAGCCGTAATCATACGGTATCTCTAGTGCTGTAGGATTGTAGTTGGTGGGTCCGTGAGGCTCATACGTGTCAGCAACAGTCAGCTTGTAGTTCGTAATCATATTATACGAAAGGTTTGCCTGTTGTCCGGCAAACTCTACAGATTGCGAGCCAAGCTCTTGGTCTTGGTTGATGGGTACGTTGTACGGATACGGGAATAGGAATTCAGCCCTTGCGTCAGAAGGTGACGTAGATAAGTAAGCTGGATACAGAAGATATAAATCATCAGCTGCCCAAGTTGCCGTTCCTGCAATGAACTGTGAGGTATAATTGAATCCTAGACTTGTGAATACTCGGTCAAGGAAGTCCACCACACGAAGCGCAGGAAAAAGACCAAACTTCTTCCCGTCAATACCCCACGTAGTAAGCTGACGGGCTTCATATCCCGCAGCCTTCTGGATATTGTCCACATCAACAAATGGAATCTCAATATCACGACCAGAGTAATCTTCGTTTGACTCAAGGTATGTTTGGAGGGTTCTAACAGTCGTAGAGAACGTATCATTATACATATCAGCAAACGTAAGGTCCCTTAGGTCAGAAGCGAAGTTTGCTGCTCTATCAGTAAATGATATATTGAAATAAGGTTCAGAGCTGTTTACAACAACAGAGGTGATGCTCGCCTTTCCGCTAGAGATAATAGCCGTACCATTGTAAATGGTATAATCCTGCTTAGTTCTTGTGCCAATATCTAAAGCCGAAGAAGCGTTGTATTGCAAAACGCTCTTGTTGTGAGAGGTATATGGGAACTTGTCCTCAAAGGAAAATGGAATCTTGATACGAGAAGGGTCCTCGTTGTCATAGTAGTCCAAAGAGATATTAATCTCTTGCTCTGGGAAGAGGTCGATATTGTTCCCACCAATAACTATACGATAGCTCATTAGGCTACAATTCTAAAGGTTACATCCTTACGAAACTTGTTGTTAAACAACTCAAAGGTTGTCTCAGGCATATACACCTTATACGCTACGCCATTAGGGCTTGCGCAGTCATCAATCATAATCACATTAGAAGCTGTTGCGATATTGCTGAAGTCTTCAAAGAAATATCTGCGAGTGCTATCCAATATGACATCATAATATGATTTTACTTTATATCGAATGTATTGCTCCGAATAGGCAGCGGTCTCAATTCGAGCATTAATCTTATAGGCGTATGATACGTTTTCGTTCACCGTGATGCTTGTAAGGTAGTCCTTTGCATAAACAACGAACTTATCCATATCGGCTAGGCTATCTGCGTAGACGTTGTAGTCGTATGAAATACCTAAGTTGTAGCCACCACCAATAACGGCAGCCTTACCTGTAAGAACAGCATAAATAAATTTTGAGCTGTCGCTAGCATCGTAAATCTTAACCGCGTCACCAACAACCACATCAGAATCAAGACTGAATCCAGTATCTGTAGTTATTGTTACGACACCACTAGAAGACTCAGAATAGCTATCAATAGTTCCGTTAACGCCAGCGTCTGTATCTGGATAAGAGTCAAACGAATAAAAGTATGTTGCCATTAGATATTTGAGTTTCTTTCTTTGATTCTACGTGCGTTGTTATCGTTCCTTAGGTCATCCGAAGATACGAAAGCCTTGACCGGCTTTCCGGTATTTATTGCAGTTCCAGTTGTAGCTTCTGCAATAGCCTCTAAAAGCTCAAGGCTTCTATTTGATGATTCTTGAGGACTTACCACTCCGCCAGTTGCAAACTTATATTTTGGATTATATTTAGTCTCGTTAATTTGGTCAAGTAGGCTTTTGTATTTAGAGGCCGATTTTTTGTTGACAATGTACTCACCGCCTTCCATCTCGTATCCTCCTTGGCCATTTATAGTAAATGGAACTCCGCCCTGACTGTGTGATGGGCCTTCAACAATACCACCTTGCGCAAATCGCTTTGGAACAAAAATTCTTTTATTAATAGCAGACACCTGAGCAGAATACCTTGCTGTAGCAATACCAGACGTAAGTGCAGCAAATGCCAAGTTCAATGGGAACTCTCTTCCTGCGCCTATTTCATTTATAAATGCTTTTGCAATTGACTCAAGTAGGTCTGTTTGGGCTTGTTGCAAATCTCTTTTCTTGTCTGCCTCAAACTCATTTTTTTCAACCTCGTTCTGTCGCTGGATTTCTTTTTTCTTAATTTGTTCAAGGCGAGCAGCATATTCCTCTTGAGATATAACTTGAGAATCAAGTTGAGCCTTAACAATGTTTTGTTCAAATTCAGACCTATCTTTAATTAATGCCTTCTCTGCGTCAAACTGACGTTTTAAGTTTTCGTAATTTACGTCATTAAAATCATCAATACTATCCGCCGCCGCTGATACCGCTTGACCAAGCAATTCTTTTAATGACTTTCTTAACTCTTCCTTAAATTTATCAGCCTTCTTTTTGGAAGCTTCGCCAGCCTTCTCAAATATTGAATTTGCTAATATCTCTGCAAGTCTTGCTTTATCTTCGTTTGAAATTGAATCTCCAAACTCGTTTACGAAGTTGTTTATCTGCTCGTCAATAAATGAACGCTGAATATCAGTAAGTAGTTCGGGGTCCTCAATTTCAACGCCATCAAATGCCGCCTTAAAGGAGTTTGCAATTCTAGTTGCAGCATTTAATATATCAGACTCAGCTACTTTTATTGAAGAAATAGAGTCAAGAAGTGCAAGTTTTTGTTCTTTAGTTAATATTGTTGAGCGTTCAATATTGTAAGACAAGTCCGAATATGCTTGCTCTCTTGCCTTTAATACTTTTACCTCGAGTTCCTGTACGGCCCTGTAGTCATTTGTTTGTTTAGCATACTCACGCTCAATTACAAGCTGTTCTTCTAAAGCCTTTAAAGACTCTTGTCTTCCCTTAATTTGACGTTGAATCCTATCGTATTCTTCTTTGTTTGCTTCTTCTGCGTTTTTTTTACGCTCCGCTTCTCGGTCTTTCTCTGTGGATACAACCCTGCCGAGCGTGAACAAATATTCTTGAAGCGCTTGGATTTGAGCTTCAGCAATCAATGTTGCATCGCTATTTGTATCACCATAGGATTCTATAGCCTTGTCTAACTCATCAATCCTACTTGTTATTGATGAGGCCAAAATATCTACTTCGTCTAAAGAAACAGCAGACCCTTGTTTTTGCAGTTCAATAAGATTGTTTACTGATTTTCCAAATTCATCAGTAGCCTTTTTCCTTCCAACCTGAATGCTTAGAGAATCCGAGTACGCCTTTTTCTCAGCGTCCCCCATCGCAATGATTGCTGACCTTCCAGCATCTAATTCTTTTAGCGCTTCAAGTCGTTTATTTTTTAATTCATTCTGGAGCTGTAAATTGTCCTTTGCTGCACTTATAGCAGACCGAAAATAATCTTCTGTTGTTTTTCTCAATCTATTATATGCGGCTTCTCCGTTTTCCGCCTGCTTTACAATCATTTTGAAAAAGCCCTCAAAGTCGACACCCAGAATACCTGCCCGTGCAAATAACTTCTCAGCGTCACTCAATGCTTTAAATGCGTCTGTCGCGCTTAATGCGGCGCCTGCATCCTCGTCAAGGAAACCGACTATTGACTTTAAAATATTTAAAAGAACCGGAGAGTCTGCTATAAACTCACCAATTCTAGTGAGAAACGAATCCCAAGAAGAACTTAATATTGATACCGCTCCAGAAAAAGAATCAATTTGAATCTTTGATGCCTCCGTAGCAGCCCCGGCTCTATAGTATTCATCGCCGGCCTCTTTTAGTTTATCAATATTTTTTGCAAGAACAATTAACTGAGCAGCATTTCGTTTACCAACTAAATCAACAGCGTCCGATAATGTTAAATTACTCTTTGCTAAGTCTTCAATTGTTGATATAATCCCCTCAGATGTGTCGCCAAGGTCCGATAATATCCCTCTTAGTCCGGTTCCTATTCTTGATGCTCTAAATCCAGCGTCAGAAAGAATGCCCATTGCCTGTGCTGTTTGCTGAAATGTCAATCCAGCATTTTGAGCAATTGGGCCAATGTATTGTATTGCCGTTGCAAACGTATTAAAAGAAAGTGCTGAATTGTTTATAGCAGAAACGAGTACGTCTCCAACATACGTAGCTTCTTCAGCCAATAAGCCAAAAGCATTTATAGTTTGCCCAAATACTGTTGCAACACTTGAAACATCCTCACCTAACGCCTGGGCAGTCTCTGATACTGGCTTTACAAGGTTTATTGTTTCTTTTGCCGTGAAACCTAATTTTATTAATTCTGTTTGCAGGCCAATAATTTCTTTTGCAGTGAACCTCGTAGTTCCCGCTACCTCTATTGCTTGCTGTTTTAATTGCTCTAGCGAATTTCTTGCTTCATCGCCACCAACAGCCGCAAGGTTAGCCAAGGCTCTGTCAAAGTCAATAAATCTTTTTGTTGATTCAATAAATGCTGTTTTGACAGCATTAACAACCCCGGAAAGCGTTTGATATATTCCTACAAAGCGCAATACCGTCCCTATGCTTGATGCTATTTTTTGACTAGAGAACGAGCCAAATAAGGTTTCAAAAAATCCCTTGGAACTTTCTTGAGCCTTTCTTTGGGCCTCCCTTAATTTAATTGCTGAAGCTTCGGCCCGTTTATCAGCGTCCTCCTTTTTATTAGCGGCCTTTAAATCAACTTTTTGATATTCGACAATGGCCTTTATAAGGCCTTTTATCTCATTTACTTTTTCCCCGTATGCCTTGTTTTCCTCTTCAATTGAGGCCGCGACAGATTTATTGATTTTTTCCTGGGTCGCAAGTGCGGGATTTAACGCTGAATTTAATACGGACGCAATTGATTCATCCGTAGCGCGTAATCTGTCGTTTGCTGCTGATATTGAATTTATCTGAACCCTTAACGACTCATATGATTTGCCTTGCTTTTTGTTTTTGGCAATGTTTCTTTCTTGAGCAGCAACAAAGGAAGATGACTGATTTGTTAATTTAAGATACTCTTGACTAAGGCTTTGTAAATTCTTGGATATTAAAGAATTTATCTCGTTAAGGCTCTTTCCTTCTTTTTTATATGAGTCAACAGAGACTTTGAGTCCCTGCATTTTTGCCCGCAGGTCATCAATTGCCTTAGTCAGTTCTTTGAACCTATCTCCCGCCTTTGCCATAGTTAAAATACGTTTGCTTTAAATAAGCCTACTTCAAATTGATTGATGAACTCGTCGCTCCAATAATCTACAAATCTTACCAATGCCGCATCTGCTGCATACTCAGCATCCTCAATGCTTTTTGACAGGTAGTTTGTTTTGTAATCCGTTGCCCTGTCTGGATTGCTTAAATTTGAATTAGCTATAGCGATAGCAAGTTTCCTTACTTTATACTCTTTAGATAAATCAATATTTATTGGCTTTCTCCAAGTTGATGGATTCTTTGTTCGTATCCAGGACATAAGTTTTCTTATCTTATTGCCTCTTCCTGAATACTTTATCCTTGCGTATTCATCTCTTGTTATTTCTTTATGAAGCTCATCATCTAACAATAGTCCATAAGTTGCGCTACCTAATCTAACACTATAAGATAATTCAAAATATGTAATTAACCCAGTAAACTCATCAAATGAAGTCTTAGAAACGCGTATTGATTTTTGATAATTAAATCTCTGCAAAGCGGAAATAAGCGTTCCTTTACCTACATTTTGGTTTCCCTTTAATGTAGATATCATTGTCTCCTTTACCCTTTTCTTTTTTAATTCTTGTATTAAAAGGGAGCGGAGTACGCCTATTTGCTTTTGCTTTGATATCATAGTTCACGCACAAGTGCGCCACCACAGCGCTTGCAGCGCTTGTTTTCTACATCTCCACCACACTCAATGCAGCGATAGCTCTTCGCTTGAGCCGCCTTTTTAACTTCTGGTTGTGCAACGACCTCCTCTGCTAAGGTTGTTTGTGGTGTTGCTACTTTCTTCTTACGTGCCATAATTTATATTTTATGGAGTAGTTACTTGTGCTGTCGCTACGCTTTCAGCAGTGTCACTACCCTCTGTGTTAGTTTCTGTCTGTACAACCCGGAGGTACTTGCTGTCGTCACCTGCAATGATTGTGTAGGTGGCGCTTGTCTGCTCCTCAATGTCGGCCCATTCCGTTTCTCCGTCGTCGCTAATCTGCCACTGCCAAGTGGTGTCTGGCGTTGGAGTTCCTGTTACTTCTGCGGCCTCAGCGGTCAGCTCTTCACCTACCTCAACAGTTCCTGTGATAGTAGGAACCCCATCAATTACCGGGGCGGCTGGCACTTGCTCCGTAGCAGCACTAGCCTCAAAGTCTACTCCTTCACTGTTCGTTTCTGTCTGAACAACCCGAAGGAAGTTGTTGCCGTCGGCCTCAAGTATAACATATGTGTCTTCAGTCTCGCCCTCAATGTTTGTCCACTCTGTCTCACCGTCAGCGCTATACTGCCACTGCCAAGTCGTAACGGGAATTGGAATACCATCCTTGTCTGCCGCGGTGGCTGTAATGGTCTCGCCGATAGCAATAGTTCCGGAGATTGTAGGAATATCACTGACGACAGGCGGTACTGGCTCTGCGATAGCGTTGGTGTATCCCTTGCGTGAGAAATTAACGCCAAAGTCGCAGTAGGCCACTGTAATTACATAATCGTCTGCATCATCAATGCTGACAACTTCAATGTCCTCAAACTCTACATCCTTATCTTTCTGGAGCAGGTAATCTTGATATTGACCAATAACAAAGATGTTCTCTTCGGTGGACAGCAGTCTAGCACGAGCATCTCCCGCAACCGTCTTATCCATTACGATAAGCGAGAAGTTCAGACGGAAAGTAGGTCTGTTCAACTCACGGGAGATGTTGGAGCTAGAGACCACCAACTGCATACTGCGGTATTCAAACTCAACACTACCGATTTCCTCTTCTGAGCCAAGAACGCCGAACTCCGAAATCATACGGTGTCGCTCGGCAAACTCGGTAGTAATGTCGTAAAGTTGAAGCAGGTTGTTCATACTTTGTTTTTTAAATTTACAAATTACCTTCTGTAGAGTGCGCGTGTGCGGGCCTCCTCAGCGCGGGCTTTTGCGTTTTCAATTATTGAGACTTGCGCACGATATGAAAGTTCAACCATAACATCAGACATTTTTAACTCATATATTTTTGGATACATAGTGATGTCTTCGTTTGCAAGCGTTCTGACAACTTTATACCAAAACCATTGAGAGTTGTGATTTGATTCATCGTCAGGTTCGTATTCTTCTTCGTCTTCATTGTCAACCGGTTGAATCTTGTCGTAGATGACCCCACTAAATTTCGTAAATAGTATGTATTCACGATTCAGTAGCATTGTCTGTATTACTGAATAAACACCAGAAAAGTCTTCCTCAATTATTGATTGAAGTATTTCATCTTCTCTTCTAATGTCGTCATTGTCAAATGATAGTTCATCAAGAGGGCGTATAATTAAACTAGATATTTTATACTCTGGCTCGTCAGAATTAATTGCGCTCTCAAGAAGTATGAATTGACCCAACTTCATAGAGAGTACATTCGTATATAGATTGTATCTAGTTGCCATCTGCCTAACTAAAGACGGGTCTGGAGATTTGGGCAACGGGAAGTGATTCGCTATGTTTACTATAGCTTCATCTCTCAAGTCTTCATCAAGTGACTTTATGTAGTCAATATACGTTTCCCTTCTTACGTGAGACAGTATATCGCAAAATTCTCCAAAATTCATAAGAACATTGTTACACCACCATCTTGCTCCTCTTTTGCGCAGTAAGCGCAAATGGCTAAACTCATAACCATATCATCGTGTTTACCATCCGTGTTGCTGAATTGCAAGTTTCCGGTAATAGGATTCCGTTTAGATTTGAAGTCATACAATTCCTTGACTAACTCATTGTAGTCTGGAATCTTGATGACCTTATCCTCAAACAACTTTATTAGGTTCCTTACAATCTCGGGCTTTGACTTGCTTGTTGTTTGGAATGGAATCATCTTATACATTTTATCGTCATCGGTAATCTCGTCAAATAATAAGTCGTTGTTATTGACCTCAAAATAACACGCTGCTAATTTCTCATCGTGCCTCAGGTAAAAGTCCTTTATACGCTGCTTAAATGAGTCGGTATCTAATCTGTCTTCCTTGTAGTGGAACCTGTCAATGTCTACTACCTCATAACGCTCGTTCATAGCAGTGAGTACACTATAGTCTTGCGCAACACCGATATCCATACCGATATATATTCTTTCGTAATCCAATGGCGGTTGTTTGGAGATGGACTCTTCTATGTTTGAGAAAAGCGCATCGGCACTAACTGGCTTGCAAAGGAACTCCTGGTCAAACTGCGCCTTGGTCATATTCTTCTTAATACCAAGGACCGTCTTCTCAACATCCGGGTCATTTAGGTCTAGGTACGTTTTCCTTATGGAGATTATGTCGTCAACGTTATCCTTGTCTAATCCACGCTGATACCATTCCCAATACCAGTTCTTACCATTGAACGTACTAGACATCACCACCCGCCCACTAGTGCGAGTCACCATAGGTAACAATACCTCGTTAATAAAGTCAATACGCATAAATGCAGCCTCGTCAATGTAAATGAAGTCCAATGTCGCACCACGAAGGTTATCGCCAGAGTCCGCAGAGCGGAACTTTACAAAGCTCCCGTTGTGGAAGTACATCTCATTGTTCTTCCTGTCAAAGCGTTTGACAAGTTGCTGGAATACGTCTTGGTGATTGATAAAGGCAGCTTCTATGTCCTTCATAACCTTATTGGCTTGGTCCTGAATAGGACTTACCCAGAACATCCTAGTGCGGGGTTTATTGAGGCCACGCATCACCGCGTCGTTCATCATCATAAACGTCTTGCCCGTCTGTCGCCCAGCGACGATTAAAGTGATAAACGGCTTGTCGTTATGTATGACCTTTAGGAAATCCTTCTGTGGCTGGCTTGGGTTGTAGAGATTAATCTTCATAGTCTACGTCAAGATACATCTCGTCATCGTTTACTTGCTTGGTAAGGTCAATCGTGGCCTTCACATCAATCTTCGTTTGCTGGACCTTTACAGGCGCTTTGTAGCCCTGCATATCATTTATAATCTTGATGGTCTCAAGGGCCGTCTTAGTGTCGCCATTAGAAAACGCCTCGTCACGCATCTTTACGAGTAAGTCTAGGTTACTCCCCTTCGCCACCTCTATTCGTTCCTCAGAGAGCTTTACAACGTCCCTCAGGGCTAAGTGGAAGGCCGTACCCTGTGTGTTCTTGTCTCTGTAGTAACTAGTGTAGTTTAATTCCTTGGCAATCTTGCCTTGGTTGGTTATACCCTCCTCTTGAATCCTCTGGAGGAACTGCTCTTGAAGGGTGGTTAACTCAGCACCACGTCCAGCAACCACCTGACCGTTATCGTTTCTTATTGATGCCATATACGGGTCGCTTATCCAATACATACTTATCTAGGAAAACCAAAGAATCAAACTTTGGCTCGTGTTCGTTATGGTAGTATTTGAAGAGGTTACTCTTCACACGCATAATGCAACTACCACACATCGTGTACTCGTTCTCAGCCTTCTTAATGTAGGCACTCTTGCCGACAAGAGAGTTGTGCATCTTAAACATATCGGACTTCAATGGCCCCTTGGGAAAGGAAGTCTTCAGTAACTCAAGCAATAGGTTTTCTAAATCCATACCCAAATATACAAATGAATGTTCATTCATTAAAATAATGCATTACGATATATAGTCACTATAATAGTTACACTATAATAGTAACCATACCTATAGATACCCGTATAGGGTATCTATAGTTACTATTATATAATAGTAACTATATCTATAGTATCTACTATATACAAATAAGTTCGGCATACTAATGATAATTGTTAATAAATAATTCATTTGCAACCCCAATTCCATCAACTCCCCCCGGTCAGAGTAGCTACCCCAACCCAGGAGGTTCTTTTTTTCCGGTCATCATTGCACCCGCACGCGTATACAACAAAAAAAGTTCCTATGCAATAGAAAAAAAATTTTTTTACTCAATACTTCGCCCCACATTTGTAGTGTCCAAAGGGGACAAGTACAAAAATCAAATGCCGGGGGGCGTGGTACCCAAAACGAAAATGGAAGCAAATACAAAAGTAAGTCAAAAGTTGGTAAGAATTTACCAAATCACAACCAAAGGCGAAATGCGCTTAATTGCGTTAGGTTATGACTTTAAAGATGCGTGTGAACTATTGTGGAACGGACTGCGTATACAATTAAAGTTTGGGCGCAAAATTTACAAGATTAGCAAGGGCCTACCCATCTACATTGAAGGAATGGAGGCGAAAGGTGCGAAGGGCCTTCGAGGCCACGCCCATCACATCGCAATCGTTCCCGCCAAATGGGAATTGGCCGAGGCCATTGAAATGGTAGGAACCTACATCGGTAAATAATATGTTAACCGCCCCAAGTAACACGAGGCCCCGAATGGGGCGGGGAATGGTTCCCCAAGATATACGCAAAGGTGAGGCCACAAGGGAAGCCAACAAAGGTGCCCGAGGCAAGGCCAAAGGCGCGAAGGTATCACGCATTCAATCGGTATGCGAGGCGCAAATCTCGGCTATCTCAATGAGGATTGAACGAGGCAACGCACAAAGGGCCACGCGAAGGGCCAAGAGATAAGAGGCCCTAAATAATTCCGCGAGGCGGGGAACTACGGCGAGGCCGTAGATGGTGGTGACCACACCTTACAACGGACTAAAGCACCCAAGGGCGCATACTATGTGCGCTAATTCAATGGGAAGGAAGCGAAAGCTTTTTTTCTATTGTCTAAAATTGGGTGGCTTTAGGCGTTTATACTAACCAATCTTTTCACTAAAATGAAAAAAGTACAAACATTCGAGGACATCGCGGTCCTCGCGTTCGGCGCATTCGTAATATGTTTGGGCCTTGTGTTGTTCGTGTCCATAGCCTCTGTAATCGTGAGAACGGCAGAACACTTGGACACATTGTTATTCTAAAATTTTCCAGAGTAAAACGATTAAATACAAAAATTATGGAAATTGATATCCTCCCTGAAACGCATAAAAGCGTTCGTTATTGGCGTTGTTCCAACAATACATACGGAAACGCCCGGTGGCTAATCTATGGGCTTGACTTCTACGGAGTATGGCCGGGTCTTGAGCATATGACCAAGGAGATGAAAAGCTTTGGTCTTAAAGAAAAGCGCAACAAGTCCATTTGGACTCAATGCGTTTATGTCTATGAGGGACAATTCCCAAAGGACAAGATTGAACAAATACTAAACGCACTGTCTAACCTCTAATTATAAAACGATGACCACTGAAGAATTGAGAAACTTGTTGCACAAAGCGACTGCCCCAGCCCCAAATGATTTTTTACAAACGGCGGACACTATGAGTTCTTGCTGTTACAAACCTATGGTTGACCTGAAGGGAAGCCGTGGTATATGTACGAAATGCGGGGAACACTCGCTAACGGAGTCCGCCTATGAAGATTTGGCGCATCGTTCTTGGTTTAATTCCGAATATTAGAGGTATGAGCATATACAAGACAGTCCACCTAAACGAAGAAGATTCGAGGGTGATTAACGACACGCTAAATGATGCTATGGAGTATTTAGCCAACAGACCTGAACAAACCTACAATCATTGGCTATTCCATAGAATTGCCGATGTATTTGAATTACTAAATAAATAAACTATGGGATTTTTCTCTTGGCACACAAGCAATACAAACAAGAGTATTGCAAATGTTCACTCAAGTAAAGACACGATAACTGTGGCTATGGTGGACGATAAGAACAATGTTTGGATTGAACGAGCATACGATGGGTATGGTGAGTTCGGTGGAAAGGACTTCTACGAGCTACTTGCCCAAATGAACGGAGGCAAGACCCGGGAAGATGGTATTGCAATGGCTTTCTCTGACGAGGCGAAGCATTACATCTACCCTTGTCTTTATGAGATGAAAAACGGGAAGGTACCCCGTTGGAAACACTTTCACGGTGGCCCGGTGGATTGCGAACACCAAGGTTACTTCTATTAATACTAACTCGCAATAAATACAAAAAAAATGGAAGATTCAAAAACAGAGAAAGCGATTCCGAAAGATGTTCGGAACGCTATAATTGGTCGCACGATTGTCAATATGCGATGGATGAGAGATAGCGAAATGGACTTATTCGGCTGGTATAAACGGCCTATGGTTCTTGTTTGCCAAGATGGTACACTAATCGTCTTCCAATCTGACGATGAAGGAAACGATGGAGGTGCTGCCCTCATCTACAACGCACACAAGGATACCGAACTAATTTGCTACACTTCCAGATAAAAATGACACTACAAGCATTAACCCCGAGTATAGAGAGGTCAGTACGCAAGAGATTGCGTACCCTCTTTAACGAAGCCACTACCGAGCAACTCAAGTCCGGTAGTGCGTGGTATAAGAAGGCACACGACATTTGCCTTGATTATGCAAAAGAGTTTGGGACAACCACAGAAGTTGTTGCCAATGTAATCAGTGCGCTGTCCCCCAGAAACAAGTGGGAGCGGAATATTGAGGATTGTTACGCAGTAATGAAGGCCGTTAAGTTGGGATATAAACCCGAAGACATCAAGGTATGTACCTTTAACGCCAACAAGTACAAAGCGTTTGACATTGCCCGTAATGGCGCAAGAATTAGTAAATCAGCACCAAAGACCTACTCGTTCGTCCGCAACATATCCGCATTAGATGTGCATCGTGTTACGATTGATGTATGGCATCTTCGTGCTTGTTTCGGCAAGACAGTCGAGGGTGGTCTAACCCCAAAGCGTTACAAACGATTGGAGGATATAACCATTCAAGAGGCGAAGAAGTTTGGACTTCGCGGCTATGAGTTCCAAGCAATCATATGGGAAGTAATCCGTTGTAAATGATGACTACTAATTATTCACAAGAGTCAGCAAATCAGTTGGTCAAATTCCAGGCCGAGATGATTAAAAAGCTTCAAGGTGAGATTGACTCACTCAAGCAAGAACTGAATGCGTGCTACGCACAAATACCACAGCAAAAATGAATTACATTGACCTTGAGGGTGAAGACCCTATGCGCTACGGCATTGAAATTTCCATAGAGGGAATTTTCCAGATACAAACAGGCATTGAAGGAGCCGAGCATATGACTAACGAATACTCCTATGTTGAGGAGGTGGAGCCGTTTTCATTGTCTGTTAATGGGCACAAAGTGCAACTACCCGAAGAGTTGCGTAAGCGAATTGAAGAATCTATAATTTCTTATCTTGATTAAAATGGGAGCAACAAACTTTGTTGAAGTTATGCAAGGGTACGATTCAGCAGACGAAGCGTACAGTGAAGCAGTAAGCCAGGCCATTTACGAATATGGCCACGACCCGTATAACGGGACAATATCAACAACCAATGGGTATCAATACCTTGGTGAGGTTGATAAAAGCGATGTTAAAGATTTAATAGATAAACGCGAAGACGACTTCCATAAGTGGGGTAAGTGTGGGTGTATTAAATCGGGCGACAAGTACATATTCTTTGGATGGGTAGCTATTTAGTTTTTTGATTATGGAACAAGAATGTTTAGACGATTGGTGCGACTTCACCCACGAGGTGGGATATTGCACTTGTAACAATAAAATTGTTTGATAACTAATTTTTTATTCATAGTTTTGGTTTATGAAAAACACACAAACACTTCAGACCATAAAGAGCCACCTGGCAAGTACGGGTCAGTTCTTTAGCATTAAGTTCATTAAGTTGGACGGAACCGAGCGAAGCCTTACGGGTCGTTTCGGTGTACACAAACACGTAAAGGGTGGGGTTAGTTGCCTTAACGATAACAACTGGAACTTCTTTGATGTGAAGGACGGCTACCGCTCCGTGAGGGTAGAATCCATCGTTGAGGTAACTTATGATGGCGTGACCATTTTATCTGACTACAAATGAAAATAAATCAATTAGACCTCTTTTCAGGAATAGGCGGATTTCATCTTGGATTTGAGAAAGCCGGTTACAAAGTGACTAGCTTTTTCTCCGAGGTGGACAAGCACGCCATCGCAGTTTACAAACAACAATTTAAAAATTCAACTTATGTCGGCTCAGTTACAGATGTTCGGGGGGAAGACCTCCCAAGAATCGACCTTATCACCTTCGGAAGCCCTTGCCAAGACTTCAGCCTTGCTGGAAAGCGTAAAGGAATGGATGGGGACAGAAGCAGCCTTATCCTTGAAGCAATTCGCCTCATTGGGGAATGCAGACCAAGAGTATTTGTGTGGGAAAACGTTAAAGGAACTTTCTCCTCAAACTCTGGCGAAGATTTTGCGGCAATCATCCAAGCGTTTGCCAACATTGGGGGCTATAGACTTGAATGGCAACTGCTTAATACATCGTGGTTTCTACCCCAAAATAGAGAGCGAATATACCTTGTCGGATATTCTACAGAAACAAAACGAGATTGGCGAGGAGTATTTCCTATCGGAGAAAGTAACCCAAAGATTGATGAGTTACAAAGACAACACCTACCAGCAAATACAATCCTACAGCGATACGATGCCGGAGCAAACGGAACTTATATCGGTGAATGTAAACAGTCTGCACAAGCGGTAAAGCAAATCGGAACTAAACTTGATTCTAATGGTGGAACGCAACCCTATCAACAGGACCGAGTGTACGATGCGGATGGAATTGTCCCTGCCTTGAACCAAGGTAAGAGTGACTTGATAATCAAAGCTAATTATTCAAGCAAGTCTCTGAACGAAACAATAGAGAACAATATACTTGTAGAGGGAGAGCCAAAAGCACTTGACCTATACAATCGTTCAGCAAGGGATGAATCACCGACTCTTACAGAGCCGCACCATAATTCACTTCGTATGTTTGATGGATACAGAATACGGAGATTAACCCCCATTGAGTGTGAAAGACTGCAAGGATTCCCAGATGACCACACATCACTTGGTAACTACGATGGTGAGGTAAAATCAATGAGCAACGCGCAACGATACAAGCAATGCGGTAACGCGGTAACTGTTGATGTTGTCAAGGCCGTTGCGGAACGATGTAAACCATTATTCAAATGATAAAAGACGAATATGAAATTCTTGCGTTTAACGACCTCCAAGTCGCCCACGCACACCTCACTACCATTTATGGTGTGATGACCTCTCTACGGGAAGAATTTGACCCTCGTGGGGAGGAATTAACTACTCCATACATTGGACTTTATGATTTTGCTGACAAATACAAAAACCGGATGAGTGATATTTCCACCATCAAGGACACTATTGAACAAGCAAGGTCAAAGCACCGAGGTGTATTGGCGAGACTTGACGAGGCCCAGGCGAAAGTTGAGGAGCTTTCCAAGTCAGAGGGCAAACTACGGGATGAGGTTCTATCGTTGACATCAGTCAACGTGGAACTTAATAAGACCGTTGATAAAATCAAAGAACAAGTTAAAAGTTTAGGTTTAATTTAATTAGTCAGTGTACTATTATAGTAACTATACTATAATAGTAACTATAGTTCCTTACGGAACTATATATAATAGTAACTATAGTATGAAAAAAGAAATACACAATCTCATCATCGCAGAAAAGTTTGCTGCGGAGCTCTACGCTAACACGGGTATTGATTTGGCTAACTCAAGCCGTACCCAAGTTTACTCTATGTATAGGCAAGCGTTCATCCACTTATGTTCAACGAAGTTGGGTATTCGCAATACGGACGTGGCCGGAATCATTAACCGGGACCACTCAAGTGTTGTGCATTCACTCAAGAAGGCATACACCCTATTGGATTATGACGACAAGTTGTTCATTGATTACTACGAGAGGGCGAAGGATGCCTTAAACTCCGTTCGGTATGGCGATGACTCATACACGACCACTATGGGTCACAGTATGAACATCAATGACCTCATCCGCTCCTATTTGATTGAGCACAAGATTGAGGGTGCGCGATTGAATCAGGTACTGCAACAACTAACCCATAACATTAAAATAAATCGCTATGCCTAAAAGGAATAAGTTTGTTCGCTTTGGTGTTGAGTACACTTCAGTTCGTGAATACTACAATGCAGTAGAGAGAGCTGAGGCAAGGGATGACTTTGGCAATCCCTTCCTAATGCATTTTGGATTTAACTACTGGGGGGACCTAAATAAAGGCGTGGAGGCGTATGAAGTGAGTAAGTACTACAGCAATGGAGCGTCTCTACACAAAGGGAGCGGCACGCGTTCTTCGGAATAGCTATTGTTTTATTAAACCTTTTGTTTTATCTTTGACTTAATTAACCTCTAAACTCAAAACAAATGTCGAACTATCAGTTTAAAACGACAAACATCAAGGGTAAGGAATACGTGCAGGTCAATGACCGCATCCTTTTCTTCCGTAACGAGCCTCGCTTTCAAGGTTGGGGATTGGAGAGTGAGATTCTAAATCTTGACTCTGACTCTTGCGTTATCCGCGCAACAATCAAGAACGCCGATGGCATTGTTATGGCCCAGGGCCTCGCTCAAGAGGACCGAAGCAGTTCGTACATCAACAAGACATCTTTTGTTGAGAACGCAGAGACCTCTGCCTGGGGTCGTGCCTTGGCAAACCTTGGTATTGGAATTGAAACATCCATCGCATCTGCTCAAGAAGTATCTATGGCTGTATCAAAGCAAGCAATGCCAGAGAAGAAAAAACTAACCCAAGAGATTGCTGAGAAGATGAAGGCAGCAATGGATAGCGGTGAATCCGAAAAGGTTAAGTCGGCCTTGAATAATTACTCTGCTACCAAAGAGCAGTTGTCTTACATAGGATTGTAATGTTTTACTCCGACGAAGAATACTATGCAGACCGCGAGTTCTTAACGAACTCCTCTCTGAAGTTGCTACACAAGTCTCCGGTTCAGTTCTATCAGTGGCTGACGAATACGAGTGGCAACCAAAGCACAGCAGCATTAGAGATAGGCAAGGCGTTCCACGCCTTGTGCCTGGAAGACATAGTAAGCTTTGTTGGTTACGATGGTACTCGCAGAGGTAAAGACTACCTTGAGTTTTGTGAGCAGAATGATGATAAAATCGTGCTGTCCAAGAAGGATGCGGATATGATTTATGCTATGCAGAGCGTTCTTATGAAGACCCCTCAGGTCGTAGAACTAATGTATAGCAAGGATGATGTTCAACTCACGGAACTCCCTGCGATATCTGAATGGGATGGAATTAAAATCAAGGGCAAGGCAGATATGGTGGTTGAAAAAGACTTTCAGCCAGCATACATAGTTGACCTTAAAACTACGGGCGGAACGCTTGAGGAATTTCGTAGGAGCGCAAAGTATATGCACTACGACCAACAAGCCGCCATATATTGCAAACTGTTTGAGGTTGATACCTTCTACTTTGTAGCGATAACAAAGAGCTATCCGTATGAGGTAGGCATTTATAAATGTTCACAACAGTTCATACAGCAGGGTGCTATCAAAGCCCAGGAGGCGATTGATAAGTACCGCAGGTTGTTCTTGGGCAAACAATTCAATCCATATGACGCATCAGAAATCGGTATCCTTTGATGAGTTCACTCGCAATGTAATAGACATTGCTTGTTCTCACGCAGCGATACACCCATCAGAGCTGTTCTCCTCAAAGAGAAAAGATGTAGTGAATGTGCGCAGTATTATTTCCGTAATCTTACGAGAGAACGGAAGTACCTACCAGGCCATCGCTGACATATTAAGTGTTGACGTAAGGAACACTCACTCGTATGTTATGGGACACGATAACAGAATGGCAGACAAGAAGTATTCATCGTTATTTAAAAGTGTTCAACGGAGTATGAACGACGTTGAGTCAATTAGTGACGACATACATCTATCAATAACAAATCTCCTGGTCCGGCTGGAGAAACTTGAGAGCCGGGTAAATCATTTAACTCATCTATTAACAGCGTAGAAATGGAAACAAAACGCAAGTACGTAGGCCGTGTTGAGACGAAGAACACTCAGTATGGTGACATCATCAAAATTGGTTTCGGACCAAATGACCTTGAACTAATCAATGCATCAAAGAGCGCAAAGGGTTGGGTAACTGTTGATGTTAAGCTCAAGAAGGATGGCGGATATTATGCAGAGATTGCATCATACGAGCCGAACTCTAACTACGGTCAGCCAAAGGCTGCACCCGTAAATGATGATTTGTTTTAAGCAAATCCATATATGATAATAAAGAGGGGCCTATGCCCCTCTTTTTATCTAAAAAAATGAGTAACCCTATTTATCATTTGAACGTGCAGTATCGTTGGTCCTTCAAAAGGGGCAACGCTACGATGCATCACTATAGAGATGGGTATGCCATCTCCAGATACAATACGATTGAGGAAATCAATCTTGATAATGTGAATTACGCTATGGCTACAAAAAGATATGGATTGGTTGGTCGCAAATTCTTTGACTTCCAAGTAACCAAGATATACGACAGCAAGATTGTCGGACAAGTAAACCAATAACACTCCCCAAATTATGATGAAGGAATTTATATACACCCTTGACAGGCTAGAGCCACAACTACGCAATATGCGTATCACCGGAGTAAAGAAAGGTGAGTGGGTTGGGTTCGATGCACTATTCGAGAAGTTCTCAGTAAAGAGAGGCTCAACAACATACATTTATGCAGGGGCGCACCAGGGCAAATCACAATTTGCCTTTGAGATAATGATGAACCTCGCTGAGTTCGAAGGTTGGAAGTGGGCAGTATACACTCCAGAGACCGGTAGCCCGGCAGAAGTATATGCTGAACTAGCTTGGTGCTACCTTCGTAAGCCATTCCTACTCAATGACAGGATAAACGCTACAGACCTAGAAGCTGAAAAAGCTATGTCGTTCCTCCGCGAACACTTTTATGTGATTGACTCTGGGCTAAAAGACCTAACCATTGAAGGCTTCTATACTGCCGTTGATGAGATTGAGAGTAGCGGAGTGAAGATTGATGGATGCTTGGTGGATCCATTTACAGAGATTAAGACTGACGTGAATACAGGTGTGCGTGATGACATTGCCATTGGTAATATTCTAACGCGAGTGCGCAAGCACTCAAATGACAAGGACTACCATACGATTGTCACTGTGCATACCAAACACCAACAAGCGAAATACAAGAACGGTATTCCCTATGTCGACGTACCGACAATGAACGATATTGCCGGAGGTATGCAGTGGTCCCGTAAGGGGATGATGATAGTAAACGTATGGCGTTGTCCATATGGTTTAGAAGATGAGCAAGGCGTTCCTTATGAGCCTAATCAGGTTAAGATTAGCGTAGTTAAGGCGAAGCCTAAAGCTGTTGGAAGTGTAGGTTCGTTGTATATGTACTACGACAAGATAACCAACAGATACTATGTTGACGAGGGAGGGAAGAAAGGATACTCTCATCCTCGCCATAAGGAAGTGAATATTGTTGAACAAAAAGACCTTGAGTTTTGAAAGAGCAAGAAAACGAACAGGAGCAGTTTATCAGAATAGCACTGGCTAAACTTCGCAAGAGCAGCCCGTACTACCCACAGAGAATTGCACTAGCTGCGAATATGTATCGTAGATGGAAATCAAGAAAGTAAATACCTGCAACACCTGCAAAGAGGAACTCGATATTAAGTTCTTCTATGTGCAGAAAAGAGATGGCGTTGATGCCTACTACCGGGGTAAGTGTAAGATGTGCTACTCAAAGCACAGAAGGTATGCCGGGTACTAAGAGTTGAGCGAAGATAAGGGGGGGAGGATTATATCAGCACAATCCCCTCCTGCTCATTGAGCCATAAAAGAAACAAATACGGCTCAAAGTGTAAAGTAAATGAGCCACAAAGTGTAAAATAGAAACCTTTAACACCAAAGAGAAATGAAAAACAAAATGGCAAAATTTAAGAAAGGCGACCGAGTTCGCTACATTAGAGAAGTTGGAGATGATGGTGTCGTGTCTGGAAGTTTGGGTACTGTAGATGAA